ACCTACGGTGGTGGTAAAGTATTTAACTTTGATATAAATTTAGAAGGAGCAGGAGCAACTGACGGAGACGTTGTATCTAAACAAAGATTCCCTCTTTTATTACAGGCAGCTGCAGGAACTACAAGTGTATTCTGTTTCATGCTTTTATCAGGAACAGATGTCACTCCTAACATGTCGGTTGGCGATTTAGAATTAGTACTCGGAGTTGAGTATTAATTGCTATGGCAGATAACGAAAATACATTTTTAAATGCTAACAACCTCTATGAAGAAGTAGAGGGCGAAGCTGGAAAATCACTTGACCTTGAGTTTCATCAACAAATAAATCTTGTTGGTATTATTAAAGATAGGTTTCAAGTTGCAGAAGATGCTAGACAAACTGATGAAACACGTTGGTTAAAAGCCTACTCTAATTATAGAGGACTTTACAATAAGTCTGTTAAGTTTAGAGACTCAGAGAAGTCTCGTATTTTTGTAAAGATTACAAAAACAAAAGTGTTAGCTGCCTTCGGTCAGTTAATTGATGTAATTTTTGGAACAGGTAAATTCCCAATAGGAATTACCGAAACTAAAATACCTGAAGGTGAAATGGCTAATGCTTATTTAGATTCACAAACAGGTGCTCCCGGTATTGAAAGTACAATGGGTGGTGGCTATTTAGGTGAAGAAGAAGAGGTTGATGGTAACAAACTAGATAACCCTTACGACATAGGTTATGAAGGAGATGGTAAAGTTCTTAAAGCTGGTGCTACTTTAGGTGGTGGAAACTTTGAAGATAGTTTAGAAGACTTAGCAAAAGACAGACTTATTGAAGGATTAAATCCAAACCCACAAGCTTTAGAAATATCTCCAGCTCAAAAAGCTGCTAGACGCATGGAAAAATTAATCCATGACCAAATTGATGAATCCAAAGGTTCATCCGAAATTAGAAATGCTCTTTTAGAATCTGCTCTGCTAGGCACAGGGATTGTAAAAGGACCATTTAACTTTAACAAAAAACTTCATCAGTGGGCTGCTGGAGAAAATGGTGAAAGAAATTATAACCCATTAGAGGTTAGAGTGCCAAGAATAGAGTTTGTCAGTTGTTGGGATTTTTATCCTGACCCTTCTGCCACAAACATAGATGAGTGTGAGTTTGTTGTTCATAGACACAAAATGAACAAGTCACAACTTAGAGGGCTTCGTAATATGCCTTACTTTAATAAAGACGCTATACGAGATTGTATAATTCAAGGTGCAAACTACGAAGAAAAAGATTTTGAAAGTCAATTAAAAGATGACGCTAGAGCTGATGAATATCAGTCTAACTTTGAAGTTATAGAATACTGGGGAATCATGGATGCAGCTTATGCCCGTGAAGTAGGTATTGAGTTATCGGACTCTATTGATGATTTGGACGAGGTTCAGATCAATGCTTGGGTATGCGGAACTCAATTGTTAAGAGCAGTAGTGAATCCATTCACACCTTATAGGTTGCCTTACCATGCTTTCCCATACGAAAGAAACCCATATAATTTCTTTGGTATAGGTGTTGCAGAGAACATGGATGATTCTCAACAGATTATGAATGGTCATGCACGTATGGCTGTAGACAACTTAGCAATGGCTGGGTCACTGGTGTTTGATGTAGATGAGTCAGCCTTAGTAGGCGGACAATCTATGGAAATATATCCGGGTAAAATTTTTAGAAGACAAGCCGGAATGCCGGGACAAGCCATACATGGTTTGAAGTTTCCTAATACAGCCCCAGAAAACATGATGATGTTTGACAAGTTCAGACAACTCGCAGATGAGCAAACAGGAATACCTAGTTACTCACACGGACAAACAGGCGTACAGAGTATGACAAGGACTGCTTCAGGCATGTCTATGTTACTAGGTGCATCAAGTTTAAATATTAAAACAGTTGTTAAGAATCTTGATGACTTTTTATTAAAACCTCTAGGCGAAGCTTTCTTCCAATGGAACATGCAGTTCTTTGAAGGTGGTTTAGATGTTAAAGGTGATTTAGAAGTTAAAGCTACTGGAACCAATAGTTTAATGCAAAAGGAAGTAAGGAGTCAAAGACTAACTACATTCTTACAAACTGCACAAAACCCTGCTATTGCTCCGTTTGTTAAAATTTCTAAACTCGTTAGTGAACTAGCCTACAGCTTAGACTTAGACCCAGATGAAATTCTGAACAACCCTGAAGAAGCTGCAATGATGGCACAAATAATAGGAATGCAAAATGCTGGACAAACAACTAGCCTTGAAACTCAAAGCCCTGACGGGCAACCCACTAATATGGGCAGCCCTCAAGGAACACCTCAACAACCTCAAGACCTTGGAGTTACAGGCACTGGTGGTGGCAACATCGGAATTGGAAATGTTCCGCAGTCAGGGGAGAGTGAATTCTCTGGTACGCCTAGAGCAGCTGGACCTACAGGTTAAAGAAGCAATCAATCGTAAAGAGGAAATATAATGTTAGACGATGATAAAAAAAGATACGGCTACACAACAGGTGGTCCGGGTATTGAAGCCCTTAGAGAAGAAGCACCTGACGTTGTAGAACGTATGGGTTATGAAGAAGGTGGTTCTATGATGGATACACCTATGATGGATGAACCTATGATGGAACAACCACAAGATGGTATGTCATCAGACAATGAAATGGAAAAAGAATTTTTAGATTTTATACTTGACGAAGCTTTATCTCCTGAAGAAGAAGAAATGCTTATGTCAAGACTTGAACAAGATGATCAACTGGCTGAACTTTTTGATAAAGTTATAGACGTTGCTCAAGAATTTGCTGGGTCCGGTCCTGTTGAAGGTCCGGGTTCAGGAGTCTCTGATTCGATACCCGCAAGGTTATCTGATGGAGAATTTGTCTTTACTGCTGCATCTGTAGAAGAAATCGGAGCCGACAATTTAATGGCAATGATGAAAGACGCAGAAATGAAAGCAGAAGAAAGACAAGGTTTAGTTGAAGGCGGAATGCCTGATGAAGAAGAAACTGTTACTATGAAAGTGCAAGAGCAAAAAGAACCAAAAGTTCAAATTGCAAAAGCTACTGTAAATAGTACCAGAGGGTTATTAGATGAAGATGAAATATCTAAAGGTATTAAATCTAAAATGATGCTCGATCCTGATCAACGACACGTCCGAAGCTAACCACTAACCGATAGAGCTACCCTACTTGTAGGCACTCTATCAAAACAAACCGAACGGCTACCTTTACAAACAAGCCCTCTAGTCGACATAGAGCTACCTTGTGAACGAAGCCCTTAGTAGGAGAAAGAAGATGGCTAATACAGTCAAAGAAGAAACGCCAAACCCTTATAATCAAAATAAGACATGGCACGAAGGAGAAGATAAACCTTTTCTATCATCAAACAGCGTGTACTTTGAAGAACCAAAGAACAGATTGTTTAAAAGTGATGACCTAAATGACGTGGAAGCGGAAGGCAGTGTCAACACAGAAGCTTTGGAATCAAAGAAGGATGAACCTTACAAGAGACCAAACTACAAAAAACGTTATGATGATTTAAAAAAACATTACGATTCTAAACTTGATGAGTTTAAATCTAGAGAACAAGAGTTAATGGACGAAGCTACTAGCAATAGACCAGCTTACCAAACTCCAAAGTCTCCAGAAGAACTTGAAAAATTCAAGAATGAATATCCTGATGTGTACGAAGTTGTAGAAACAGTCGCTCACTTGCAAACAGAATCTAAAGCAAAAGTTCTAGAAGAACGCCTTAGTAAACTTCAACAGCGAGAGGACGATCAAATACGACAAAGTGCAGAAGAAAGGTTAATGAATAAACATCCTGATTTTGAAGATATCAGAAACAGTGATGATTTTCATGAGTGGGCAAAAGAGCAACCAAAGTCTATTCAAGATTGGATATACGAAAATGCTTCTGATGCTAACTTAGCTTCACGTGCTTTAGATTTATTTAAAAAAGATATTGGTATAGAAACTAAAGTGACTAAGTCATCTTCTAACAAACCGACTAAACAATCTGCTGCTGATATGATATCCACTAAAACAACTAGTGTAGATACCCAGCAAGAGAGAGTTTGGTCCGAAAAGGAGATTGCTGCAATGAGCATGGCAGAGTATGATAAGTATGAAAGTGCTATCAGCGAAGCTTGGCAAGAAGGCAGAATCACAAAATAAACTATATAGTTTAATTAATAAACTATAACTACAAGGAGAAAATATCATGGCTCAATTTTTTGAACCGAGCACGGATACAAATGCTAACTTTGCTAACTCTGTTGCAGGACAAACTAATAGTTTCTTTTTACCTTCGGTTTACTCTAAAAAGGTCCTAAACTTTTTTAGAAAATCGTCTGTAATTGAAGCTATCACAAACACCGATTATTCCGGTGAGATATCTGCATTCGGAGACTCTGTAAAGATTATCAAAGAACCCGTCATTTCTGTAGAAGCCTACGTAAGAAATGCCGACACCACAGAAACCAGACTAACAGATGCTGAAACATCTCTAGTTGTTGATAGTGCTAACGCATTCAAATTCATCGTAGATGATATTGAGAGCAATATGTCACATGTCAACTTTAAAGAAGTTGCTTCAAGTTCTGCTGCATACGCATTGAAAGATGCTTACGATGCTGCTGTACTAGTTACTATGTTTGCTGGATTATCTGCTTCATCACCTAACCACGTTTTAGGTTCCGACAGTGCTGTTGATTTAGCAGCTGGAACTTTTGACGGAACAGGTGGACTAGATATTGGTTTTGGTTCTAGCGAACACGACCCTCTAGACCTTATGGGTAGAATGGCAAGACTATTAGACGAACAGAACGTACCTGAAGAAGGTCGTTGGTTTGTTGCAAGTCCTGACTTCTACGAGGTTTTGGGACAATCTAGTTCTAAATTACTTTCTGTCGACTATAATGGTGGACAAGGTTCTATTAGAAACGGATTAGTATCAAGTGGAAAATTACGTGGATTTGATATGTACAAATCAAACAACATTGCTGCAACATCTAATGCTGCTGGTAAATGTTTGGCTGGTCATATGTCATCTACTGCAACTGCTAACACAATCCTTTCAACAGAAGTGTTGAGAGACCCAACATCGTTTGGTGACATTGTGCGTGGTCTTCATGTCTATGGTGCGAAA